ATCAGCCCACCATCAGCTCAGAGGCGTAACGCTCAGCGATCCACTGGATGCCGCGTGGCGTTACCCGGGTTTGAGTGAAAGCATGACCAAAATCTGATTTGCCGGTTTTAACCGTGAAAAGACCATCACGCTGGCGGAGGGCATGCGGTAGAAGGTTGCCAGATAAGCGAAACAAAACTTTGTCCCGTACAAGCGCATCAATCATCGCCTTTTCTGGCATGTTCAGGATTTTGGCTGTCTCACGCAGGCTCTTGGCGCCGCTGGCATCAACGTAGTGATCGACAAAGGCCACTTTCGGCGCGTCAGCCTGCACCTTCTGCTCTAGGGCTGCATTCTGCTCGGCCATGTCGGCAGCCAGGCGTAATGCCTCAGGAAGTGATTGTGGGACAGAGGTCTGGTTTTCCAGCTCTTGCCACCGGTCGACCAAACGGGCTGTAAACTCAGGTGATAACTGGGCAACCACAACGTAGCTGTCACGCTTGTTCACCTGGTACTCGCTGTACTGTCGACCGTTCTGGGGGTGGGTGTACGGCATTGCCGCATACCCCGATATCGCGCCACGTTTCACCAAACGGTCAATGGTGGTGCAGACGTCAGAATGGCGGGACTCAACCAACTGAGCGATTTCGCGGCTGCTCATGGTTCTATTTGCCGAAGTGATCATGGTATTCATACATCCTCCCGCTCACGCGCCAGCCACTTGCCGCCATCTACCACCCAGCGCGCAAACTGGTAGTTGCTGGCAATCCACCGACCCATTACATTTACTTCATACCGGAACGGCGACGCAGATTTACCGCCAGTCATTGCACGGCAGCGGATTTGCGGCACCATTGAATTTCTGGTTAAATTGCTCATGCGATTATTTCTCCACACACTGATTTACTCGCACCTCGACGCCCAGCGGCTGCAACCTCTGGGCGTCAACCTTTCTGACATTTGGCTTTTTTGCCAAACAGCGCCAGCACAGCCCTAACCTCTGCATCACGCGCCTGCAGATGCTTGCGGTGATAACGCATGATCTCGGCAGCTTCTTTCTCATCAATGACTCCATCAGCAAGTGACGTCTGAATAATCTGATCAACATGGCCACGGTGCGCGGCGGTGCGGATGCTTTTGCTGAACAACTCCACCTGGTCCAGTTCTTCCAGAGCTGGGATCTCCACCACCAGCAAACCGCGGCGCCGCGCGAAATATTCGGTCAGCAGGTTGGTGCCGGAAATATCCTCCATTGCTTCCAACTCCCCGATCTCGAAGAAACGGCAGCCGTTCTTCTCGTACAGGTTGTTGTTAAAAGCCGTCTCAGACATACCAAGTGCGCCGGCCATCGCCGATCGGCCACCAGCTACCGCTTTACACATGCCCTTCACTACATCTTTCAAATTTGGCTCTACCATGTTGTTTTTCCTTTGGTAGTTACTAACGGTTGGTCATTTCACTATTATTTGGGGATGGCAGACCATCTTTCGGGTTCGGGTAGATATCTGGCCTCAACTGGTGTGGCGTGAAGAGCCAATTCCCCAGAGAGCAGAGATGAATTACTCGTTCAGAAGGAACCTGCTGATTGATGATCCAGTTCGCTACTGACTGCGGGGACTTGAAACCGAATTGACGTGCGACCTCAGAAAGTGATGGTCCAGCAGCCTTTACGGCTTGCTCGGTGATGTTTGGGGTTGTCATTTAGGACTCCTATGAGATGGTCATAGGAATAATGCTACTTAAAGTAGAATAAATCAACTACTCAAAATAGAAATGACTACTCTTTGGATGGACTGTAATCTTCTACCTATGGTAGAAAATCTGAAATACAAAGGCTTCTCTGAACGCTTGTTTTCCTTGATGAGAGGAAAAAACATAGGCGTGACTGAGCTTTCCCAGAAAGCTGGTGTTACTTATGAAATGGCGCGGCGGTATACGCTAGGTGCGGCTAAGCCACGACCAGCGATCCTGGAAAAGTTAGCTAAGGCGCTTGATACGACGGCCTCTTACTTGGAGTACGGCGCTGCAGCACAAGCACCAGAACAATCATCGGGGAGCCAGGTGAGACTTACCCAATTAGAGGTTTTTGCATCAGCAGGAAACGGTTATATAAACAATGAGTTTCCGGCGATCGTCAGCTCCATTGAGTTTCCAGAATCTAAGGTTTACGAGCTTTTCGGAAGGAAATCGCTTGAAGGAGTTCAACTGATCAACGTTGATGGGGACAGCATGATGCCAACGCTTTGTCCCAAGGATCTACTTTTCATTGATACCAAAATTGACCACTTTAATGGTGATGGGGTTTACGTCTTCAATTTTGAGGACTCTACGTTTGTAAAGCGATTACAAAAAGTCAAAGGGCGTAAATTAGCGGTCCTATCTGACAATGATAAATACCCGCCCTTTTACATAGAACCTCATGAAATGAATGATCTTTATATTTTTGGTAAATTAATCAAACACCTACCTCTAAAGTTCAATGACTTTGCTTAAACCATCCCTCTCTTTATAAACCGGCAATAGCCGGTTTTTTTACACCTATAAATCATGAACATATCCCCGCATCGTCAAAGCTCATTGATATTTTCTACTTTTGGTAGTTGATTTATTCTACTTTAAGTAGCATGATTTATCCCATCAACAGCGAACAGGTAGGACGCCCACGAAGTAGCTGCCCGAGGCGCATGAAGATCGGGATGATTCGCTAAGCAGTGATATTTAGTCAGGCACTTAATAGGTTCAATTTTCAGTCAAAGAGGAATTCACATGTTCGGTATTTTCAAGAAGAAAGCCCGCAAAGCGGTTGTTGAAGTCAAGAAAATGGAAAACCGCGATGCCGTTGAGGCAACTGTATGGGGCGCCTACTCGATCGCCTATGCCGATGGCACCTGTGACGCGAAAGAAATTTCGGTGTTGGAGAAAACCATCAGCGCCCTGCCGGCTTTCGCCCCGTTCGCCGGTGAGATTGCCCAGATGAGCAGCAATATCCGTGCTCGTTATGAAGCGTCACCGCGCAGTGCAAACGCTCAGGCGCTTCGTGAGTTGGAAGATGTGGCTGGTACCCCTGATGCCGTCGACGTTCTGTGTCTGTGTCTGGATGTCGCCGATAACGATGGCATCGGTGATGAAGAAGAAAAGCAGCTGAAGAAAATTGCTCAGGCCCTGCAGCTGTCTCTGGATCAGTACCTGTGATTACCAAATTGCGGTGGGTTGGCATCGGCCTGCTGTTGTTTCTGGTCGTTGCCGTCGACTTCACCAGCCGCCTGATGTCGATGGTTGCTGATGGGGTGCTGGTTGCCGGGATCATGGCCATAGCCTGGCCAATTTTGAAAAACAAAAAGTAATACCGCGCCCTGCGGGGCGCACAACGGCATGCTCACTCGCCCTTTCCCTTAATTCTGGGAGCGGTGGAGGATCCTAACTCATGAGTGAGCATGCCGTTGTGAATTTAGGTTCAAAACGGGCCGCCCGGAGTCAGCCGGTGTGTTTTGGAGAAGGTGAACGGCAAGTAACCCTCCCTGTCACGGCAGTGAAACCGGTTGACGGCGTAATCCCGGTTAAAGAATGCCCCGTGAGGCTTAAACATCGCCCGTCCGCTCCACGTTACGGAGCACACAACGTAAAGAGCAATGACGAGCAAGGCATAACGGCGAGTTCAATTCACGCCACCTAGACCAGAACGTTAGGCGATGGGCAACGAAAAGGTCCGTTCGATTCGGACACCGGTAGTGCTCTTTACGTTGTGATGTGTGCAAGCGCACTGCACCGCAGGCGGGAGGAAGACCGGAAATCGGCTGTGCGGCCACCATACCGCCAATACAGCGAACTGAGCGGCCGGAAATAAGCAGGGGTAGCGCCCTGGTGTCACAACCAAGTAAGTGCTGTGTGTAGTCTTTGGCGGCCACGCCGAGCTTCTACCCCTCGGAGGTGAAGATAATGTTCGTAGGCTGGCCGCCCTTTTTTACACATCAGGTAGCGCACTGGGCAGATCAATTTTTCTATTTGCACAGTATAAAAACCCTGTACCGGTGCGCTACCAGGTGTGTGGAGAAAACCGCGGCGTTCGCCGCTTCGTGTGAGGAGTATTCAATGAGTGAAGACCGCAAGACCAACGTACCGGACTTTCTGGGCGAACTGGATGCCGGTGTGTTTATGAATAAAATCTCAGCAGCTTTAAACGCTACGGCGCTGGGTGTTCTTAATAATGGCGGTAAGGGAAAACTCGTTATCACCCTTGACCTTGACCGCTTAAGCAATTCAGTCGAAGAGAAACGTGTCGGTATTAAGCATCAGCTTAAATTTGTTACCCCTACCCCGCGCGGGAAAGTTTCAGAAGAAGACACCACCGAAACACCAATGTACGTTGGCAAAGGTGGCAAGTTAACAATCCTGCAAGAAGACCAAGGCCAGTTATTTACTGTCGACGGAAAGACAGACGGTAAATTGCGCGTCGCTCAGTAATACTGCGACATATTAATCAACATAGTTATCTTTAATATATAGGATTATATTTATGTCTCAATTAGACGGCTCTGCCATCGAAAAAATCCAAAGCCTCTCCCTCGCGGCTTCTTTCCTTCATAAAGTTGAAACCACTGATTGCCCTGTAGCTGTATTGCCAGATGATTTTTCTCTGCACAGCCTGGAGCATTTCAACGCAAACCGCTTTCGCTTCCGCGGCAACATGGCTACTACCAGTATTGATGACTTTGTAAAATACTCTTCAGACTACGCTGGCTCCGGCGTCCGCTGTTTCATCGATGCGGATCGCATGCAGGCCGAAACCATCTTCAATCTGGGTACCCTGGACAACCCAGGCCATGCCGACAACAAAGCGGCCATTACCCTGAAGAAAACAGCACCATTCACTGGCCTGCTCGATATCAACGGCCGCAAACAGGGCCAGAAAGAACTGGCTGAATGGCTGGAAGATAACCGTGATTTCCTGCTGGCCTTTGATGCTGACGGCACTGTGCTGGATATCAAGCAGGCTGTTGGCGCCGTTCGCCGCATCACCATTGAGTCAATCTCAACCTCCGATCATGAAGAGAACGATTTCAGTGGCAAACGCTCGCTGATGGAAAGCGTTGAAGCCAAGAGCAAAGACGTTATGCCGGCGGCCTTCGAATTCAAATGCGTACCTTATGAAGGCCTGGGCGAACGCCCCTTCAAATTGCGCTACAGCATTATCACCAGCGACAAGCCGATCTTGGTGCTGCGAATTGTTCAGCTGGAAACAGCGGAGGAAGAAATTGCCGCTGAATTCCGTGACCTGCTGATCAATAAATTCGATGGCGTTGAAGTCGAATCCTTCATCGGTAAATTTAAAGCTTAATTAAACCTCAGTAATACAGCCTCAAATACCCCAGCAATGGGGTATTTGGTGAAGTGTTGCCTAAAACTGTGTGGAGAAATATTTATGTCGTGGATTAAAACATTCACCGGAAAGCGTTTTGATTATAAAAACCCTACCAAAGAAAGTATTTGCATTGAGGATACAGCACAAGCCTTGTCCCATGAGTGCCGATTTGCTGGGCACTTGCCTGAATTTTATAGCGTCGCCCAACATTGCGTTTTAGTGAGTCAAATCGTACCGGAAGAATATGCATTAGAGGCATTATTACATGATGCTCATGAGGCCTATTGCAAAGATATTCCGTCACCACTGAAAGCACTTATCCCAGATTATCGCGGCATCGAAAATAGTATCGATTTTGTGATCCGCCAAAAATTCGATCTGCCTGCAACCATTAGCCCTATCGTCAAACTCGCTGACCTCATTTTGTTGGCCACCGAACGCCGGGATCTGGAACTGGACGACGGCACCCCATGGCCAATGCTCGACGGTATCCAGCCATCGGAAGATATCCTGGTATCCCCCGTTAACCCAATTCAGGCCCGCACAATGTTCATGCTGCGATTCCACCAGCTGACCGCCGAGAGGACTGCGTGATGTTCGGCCTGTTTCTGCTCGTCTGCTACACGTACCAGCCGTGCGAATTCGTGCCGCAAGGCTGGGTGTATCCAGATCAAAGCAACTGCCTGGCGGATATCCACCAGCAGCAGTTACCACCGCAGTATGAATGCCTGCCGGTTGATGGAGTTATTCCGGCACGGCGCCAGGGGGATAAATGAGTAAAGCGACCTATCTTGACGCTTTGGAAAAAGCACATCGCATCGAACAAGCGTCGCGCCAACTCAAGGCGTGGGCACCTTACAAAAACCGGGGAAAAGATCGCTGGATTGAAGTGTGCAATGCGCACAACCGCAAGGCACAGCGCAAAGCTCGTCGTTCAGTTGGCAAATCCAACAAGGTTGGCATCCGTCGAACCGCTAAAGGCATGTGCGGCTTTCTCAATGAGCTGAATATGCTCTCGCAGATATGTCGAAGCAACCGCCAGTGGCTGGCTAAAAATCGGGAGGCCGTCAATGGCTAAGCCGGTTAACTGTGACCACATCACAGATCAATTTATCGAACAGACTTTCGAGGGTACGAACTTCGGCCCAGTCAATAAACGCAAGCTGTTAGAGCAAGGGTGTCTTAAGGCTGCGTGTGACTCATGGTCTGGCCACACCCTCTCTACCATCATGGTGGAAATCGGCTTCACGAAGAAGCTGCACGGGAAACTAACCAAACTCGGCAAGCGCTTCCTGATGGATGCGTTCTATCAGCCAAAGCAATCTGGGTGACATATGGCTAAGCACACCAGCACCCAAATAGTGAGCAACGTCGTTGTGAAGAAAAAGGTTTCCATGTGGTTCGTGCCACGGCGTTTCGCCGATCAGGTAGAGCCCGGGACGAAAATTCACTTCTGGAACATTGGCGATTATTACGGCCGGATCCGCCGGCTAAAGGACACAATATCATGACCAAGTTAATCACAGCAGTTGAACCGCAGCGGGATGAAAACGGCTACTGGACACACCCTGATTACTTTGTGCCGGCGAACGGTGGAGAGTTTGCAGCGCCTGGTGAGTTTGCAGCGTGGCTGGATACCAATCGAATCGTTGGCCATCTCCAATGGATGGAAAGCGATGTCACTGACGAACAGCTGGAAGCCTTGGAAGCCGGTGATGGTGATATCAGCCAATGGAACCCAACCACGCCAGATGGTGATGGCTGGTTTATCGGTTCAATTCACGATACCGAGGACGGCCCTGTTTGCTACTGGCTCCGCCCTATTGAGGGCGAACCAACAGCCCTGGCAGACCTGATCAACAGATGCCATGTTGAGGCGTTGAAAATCGAGTTTCTCCGACTGCACCAATCATGCACACGGGCTGCTTACGATTATTTCTGCGCTTGCGAGCTGGGCGAAGAACGCAGCAACGCTGGTGAAATTTATCAACGTATCCGTTTGGCTACTCGTCGTGGGGGCTACTGATGAGCAAAACACTGAAGTTTTATGGCGCCAGCGATGACCTGTTTGAGGTTGAAGGCGCGATCCGCGAAGAGATCGGCTGCTTTAACGAGCTGGGAATTTATCACCTGAAATCAGCTGAAGGTGAAGTATTGGTGGTCGCCACCTATACCGATGATGGCTGCTGGGCAATTGGTCTGGGGCAGGTAGAGGAAGGAAAACCAGTCCCAGCATGGCCGGTGTCATTCACCATGCATGAGCGCGGTTACAGCGTCCAGTTGACCATAGATGTGCCGGACGATACGCAGTTGGTTATGGTCGATGAGGATGATGAGTGATGAACATAACAGAGGTAGGCGATACTTTTAACTGTGATTGCGGGTTTAGTTGGAAGCGTGGTTTCAGTGGTTCGCACGACTGCGAGAAAGGGTTACGCCGCCAAATCGAAGACTTGAAAGCCACCGCGCCAGGGCTGGGCAAACTCCCGCCTCTGACCGCTGAATTAGCGAACATTCTCGGCCGCCCTAACTTCCAATGCTGTCACATAGCGCAGGGGCTGCGAGCTGGTGGCCATGACATCCCGAGAAAAGCAGAGGCAGAGCAGGCTGCTGTGATTTATTTCATGTTGGGGCATTACCTGGAACATGGTGATAAGTGGAGCGAGAAGGCAGAGGAGGAGTTACAGCGGCTTGTAGCTCCAACACAAGGTGAAAAACAATGAACAACCTAATGATTGACCTGGAAACCATGGGCAACAAGCCCAACGCGCCAATCGTGGCGATCGGTGCTGTGTTCTTCGACCCCGCCACCGGTGAACTGGGCCCGCAGTTCTATACCGCGGTGAATCTCGTCAGTGAGCTGGCCGCCGGCGCCGTTCCCGATGGCGATACCATTAACTGGTGGTTGATGCAAAGCAGCGAGGCCAGGGCGGCGATCACCAATGACCAGGCGAAGCCAATAGCTGATGCCCTCAATGCCCTTTCCAGTTTTGTAGCTCTCAGCTGCGAGCAGCCGAAGTACCTGAAGGTCTGGGGCAACGGTGCCGCCTTCGATAATGTCATCCTGCGTGGGGCATATGAGCGTTGCGGCGTGGCGCCATGCTGGAACTGGTACAACGATTTGGACGTGCGCACTATTGTGAGCCTCGGCCGGCAGATAGGCTTTGACCCGAAACGTGATCTGCCATTCGACGGCGAACGTCATAATGCGTTGGCTGATGCCATTCACCAGGCGCGGTATGTGTCGGCAATCCACCAGCGATTACTGGCACCCCACCAGCAACCGACCGAGCTGTAATTCTTACCGGCCCGTTGCAGCGGGCCTTTATCGTGTGGAGAAAGCCATGAAGATCACTTTGGTGGAATGGGCTGCAGATGAATTCAGCCAGCCTTATAAAAAGGGCACTCTTTGGATGTGGGCCCGCACTGGCCGCATATACCCTCCGGCGGAAAAAATAGGCCGTAATTGGTGGGTTTATCGGGGTGCGAAATATGTGAACCCACATAACCCAAAGGATGTAGCCAAAAAAGCCAAACCCATCAACAAATATAAATTAGCGGAGCGTATTCATGGCCGCCAGACCGAGAAGTAGGAAACACAAAGACCTGCCGCCCAACCTGTACGAAAGCAACGGCAATTATCAATGGCGTGACCCTCGCGATGGGAAACGCTACGGCCTCGGTACCGATAAAACTGATGCCATAAACGAGGCTGTAGAAGCCAATCTGCTGATATACAACCTGCAGAGCAAAGTGCGTCTTGCGGACAGGCTGCAGGGTGCCGATATTCTGACGCTTGGTAACTACCTTGATAACTTTTTGGGGATCCTCAAAAAGCGCGAATTGGCTGATGGCACTCTTCGCCAGCGTGGGCTTCAGATTGGTTATATCAAAGACCAGATCGGGGATTTGTTGCTTTCACGGGTCACGACAAAAGATGTGGCAGGCATGATGGATAGTTATGTGCAGCAGGGAAAAAAAGCCACGGCAGTCAAACTGCGACAGATATTGAATGACGCGTTCAACGAAGCAATCGCAGCCGGCCACATCAAAGAGAACCCAGTAACACCGACGAAAGCACCAGCAAACAAGGTGCTGAGAAGCCGCCTGACAGTGACCGAATACAACCAAATATTGGGCGCTACCGGTGACCAGGAACAATGGGTAAAAAATATGTTCGACCTAGCCCTTGTTACTGGCCAGCGGCGCGAGGATCTGGCCGAGATGAAATTTAAAGACGTCCGTGATGGTTTTTTGTGGGTAGTACAGATCAAGACCGGCGCCAGGGTTTCTTTACCGCTGAGCCTTTCTATTCCGGGTGAGGGGTTGGTGTTGGAGGAGGTCATTTCAAGATGCCGCACGTCTGGTGTCGTAAGCAAATATTTACTTCACACAGTTAGGGGCACTAAAAAAGGGTCTGGATTAAAGCCCGGTACTCTATCAAAGGGATTCAGCACCGCCAGGGATAAAACTGATTTAAGATGGCCTGGCACCGAACCAAGCCTCCATGAAATACGCAGCCTAGCAGCGCGTCTGTATACCGACCTTTACGGTAAAGAGGTGGCTCAGGCTATCATGGGGCACAAAACAGCAGCCATGACAGACCTCTATCGTGATACAAGAGGGGCTGAATGGATCACCGTAAAGGTGGTATAGTATTACCAAAATTTTACTACTACTTTACATCGACACTCTAACCTATTGATTTTAAATCATTAAAAAAGAAGTCGAGCTTCGTAACTGGAATGTAAACGAATATACATAATTATTTATATTATTCAATAAGATAGATCATAATATCGTCATTCCTATTACACCGAAAAACCACCATTTCGCACCTAACAAAATCAAACAGTTGCATGGTGGTTTTTTATTAACCAAACTAGATTTATCAGCTTAAATCCACTCAAGGTCTGCAATGGGCAGCTTCACCATATCCGGTATTCAGATCTACGTTCTGACAGAAAACGAGCGATTTCCAAAATCCCACAGGGATAGCGCTTCAATGTTTGCTATCCGTGAAGATGAGGAACACCAGCACTGGATGTACACTTTGCACAATCAAGGCTGGCAATTAGTTTCAGAAACTCCGTTTGCAACACAGGGTGACGCCATTGAGGCAGCTATCGCCTTCGACTTCTCCGACCTCGACAAGAAATAGCCGGGGTCTGAACGCCCCGGCCAGTCACCTCAGCTACCATTACTCCATGACATCCCCGGATTGACACAATGGCAGCATCCCCAGTCATCGGAAAAATTGATTATTAATAGCGCAGGTAAATAATTCGAATTGCGATCGATTTCAACGATCGATACGAGATAATTGATCTACGAAACCAATTTGAACAATTTTTGATACAGCCTCAACATATCGGATTAATCCCCTTGTCTTGGTCTTCTAATGCCCATCAAAACGCTGACACGGATCGCAGCACTGATTTCCGCTACTTCCATTATCACTGGCTTCACGCGCTGGCCTGATGTCATGTTCATCTCAAGCTGGGTGATGCTTGCCATCTGGGCCCATGCCGAATGGGACTGGAGAAGGCGGAGATAGCTCCGCCCAATCCCTAAAGCCCTGGCACACCTCGACGCGCCATCATTTGTGCAATCAATCCCATGTAATTGACGGCTTTGTTAACATCCATATATTCGTTATACACCACTACTGGCCCGAGCGTTCCTGACACCACCCCGCCAGTGATCGTCCCCCCACCGATGTTTGCTGGTATGCCATTAAACCGGAATGGGTTAACCGTTCCTTTAACGCGGCTCGGTAACGCTTGATCAGTAAATCTCCCAGCACGCTGAATGATGCGGAGGTTAGAACCATTCCATGTGTATGCTTTAAGCATCCAGCCATTGTCGATTTGTAGCGTTGCAGAAGTCAAAGCGTTGCCCGTTTTTGCAATATCAAATTGCCCTGTCATTTGACCAGCCCCAGCTGATTTAGTCAGCCTTACTCCTTGCCACGGAGATGCATCAATTTTTAAGTTACTCATAATTGATGCCACCGGGTTACTCATTGGAATATTCTCACAGATGATTACTGTCATCTCATTTTCTTCGAATACCGGGGTGGTGATTATATGATTCACGTCATTTGCCAGAACCGCACCCTGCTCGTTGAAGCTACCAGCGTATGAAAAGTGATGACCATTACCACTGAAATCTTCATTACTGAGCATCTTATAACCCACCATCATGGTATCGCTCAGTAAACCAGCTGCTGGGTTAATTTTAGGCAAGCCTGGGATTCCACGTATCGGGACATAAGTTCTCATTATTCAATCTCCGTAATTTTAATCAGATTTATTTCCCCGATAGAACACTGTGATGTTGCAGCGCTTACTTTTAATGTGATGTCTGGAGTTCCATCAGGGACAACAAACTCATAACAGAAATAAACCCAACCATCAGTTGGTGTACCCCACTTACGGACACCGGCCAGATGGGTGGTTGAGCTGCCACCACCTGACAATGCATAGCATTCAAATAAATTACTCCCGGCAGTTTTCATTAAAACGCCGAATTGATAACGCTTCCCCGGCACAGCAGTTACCCCAAGAGAGGCTGCATGGTTAGATAAATTCCAAACATTTCCTTTTACCGCTGGATCTTGGCTGATCGATGCAGTACCGGCAGTTGTTATTGTCCAGTCCGTTGGATTCGCGCCGTCGTTATTCAGGAATAATGGGTTAGCCAGAAGGTTAGCTGTCAGACCAGCAGCGATTTGTTCGTCAGCCCTTGGTGGAAAGGTAGTAGCGGTCCACTGCAGCAGCCCATCGACCATTGCCTTGCCCATTGCTTTGGCACCTTCACCTGTGGGATGTGAGGCATCACGGTTGTAGCCAGGTAGCCAACTACCGGTTGTTGGATTAACTGTGTATCGATGAAAATCGACCAATGGAAGGCGATACTTCCGAGCATAAGCACGTAGCCAGTTATTGAGTTTATGCTCATTCGCACGATGAACATCATCACTCCCGTTGGACTGGGCCGCCATCGTGCACACAACAGGAATGATCCCTGCCCATCGTAGTTGAAGGAATATCATCTCAAATGCGGGTATTGTTACGTTATCAAGATCAACACCCTGTAAGATGTCATTGCGCCCACACATTACAGGGCAAAAAGTGGGCTTTGCCGCTATCGCATTCGATAAGTGCCCCGCCCAAACTTGACTCACCGTATAGCCGCCAGTTGCTGAGACACCTGTAACCCTGACTCTCCCAAGAGACTGCATCATGGCCCAGGTATAAAATCCTTTATCATTGAGGCATGGAGCACGGTTTTCGCCCGTATTATTATCCCCTGACCAAGCAACACCATAAGCAGGAAGCGAATCACCAATAACAAAGCAATCACCAGAGAGCGGCCCTCGATGATTATGCAGCGGCTCCCCCATATAAATCTTGCGTCCAGTTGTGGGATCTGTAGCAAAAAGAACATCATCATCCAGTGTCAGTTCAGCGAGAGGATAAAGATCGTCAGGTTCTGATACCGCAGTAATCTTTTTTGTCTCTACGCTTTTAGTCACAACGCCTCCTGGCGCATTAGTCGTGCCATCAAAACCAAAAAATAAAAGTCCGTCGCCATCCTCTGTTAACCATTCCCCTGGATAGACAGACTCGCTTTCCATCCGTAACCCTTGCGTTCGCGTATCGGTAGATGTAGCCAACGCACTTACCATGTCGAGATATCGCTTATTCGGATATGAGGTGATGAACTCCGCGACACCACCTTTATTTAGGTAGTAATTGAAGGCAACGACAGACAACGTTGCATCCTGAATGGCAACACGAAATGACTTACCATCAGGTGTGCCCGCTAAACCTGCGATCGTTCCGTCTGGGTCTTCTGGCGTGGTGTAGTACGTATTGGCGTCAGCGATATTCTGAGCGTTATCAGCCGACACCTTTGCATCCTTCGCATACTCTTCAGCATCCCTACTGGCTCCAGTTATCTCATTTATCCGATCGGCAACAGCTCTGCGCACCGTCGGAAAGGGCTTTCCAAACCTATCGTATGCTTCATCACCTTCACCGTTGATGTACTCGTCAAACGCTATTGCGTTATCGTTCACATCCTTCATGCTGTTTGAAGAACGAGGGTTCCCGGTATTGTATCTTTGAGCCATATTAATTCCTATCAATGAGATAGTTGTATATATAAGATTGACAAATAGCTCTGTATAGCTATCATTCAACAAGCTAAATATTTAAGAAATGAAAATGAATAATATAAATAACAACAACGATATGAATTTTGAAAACAGACTTTCATCAGCTCTTATTAACATGAGAGCACTAGCCTGCTTTGCCGTAATATTAATACACGCATCAATAATTTCCTCACCAACGGAGTGGTGGGCTAATAATTTCTATGGTGTAATCCCTAGATTCGCAGTCCCGTTTTTCTTTATGATTTCTGGCGTTCTACTCATTAATAAAAGTTACACGCCATTAATATTTTTAACCAGAAGACTACCAAGAGTAGTTCTTCCATTAATAGCATGGTCTATTATTTATTATATATGGAAGCAAGATGATTATAAGTCTGTGGTGAATTTCTCCAAGCAACTTGTAATCTTCCCGATTTACTATCACCTTTGGTTTTTGTACTCGATGATAGGAGTTTATCTTTCCGCCATAGTTTTAATACCATTTTACAACAATTCATCACATGCAGAAAAATTGTGTTTTTTAGGATTATGGTTAATAACTAATTTTCTATATCCAACAATGATGGGCGTCTCTGAATCAAAAAACAACATAATAGATATTTATAACCTACATATTTTCTATGGAATGTCCGGTTGGTTTTTCTTAGGCGCTTACTTACGAGATATCAAAAAACCATTATTTAAAATAAAAGCCCCCCATGCATTAGTTGTTTTTATTAGCATAATTTTAATGCTAGCCCTAACATATTGGGACTCAATCAGAATGTCACCAAGCGGCACTCCATTTGAAATAAGCGAGGTATTTCGCGGCTTAAACTCGCCTCTAACGCTAACTTATAGTGTTAGTCTATTCATGCTGCTATTAAACATTAAAAATAATAAAGCATCTGCAATCATTGCCAAAAACTCACTTGGAATTTATTGTTTACATATAATTGTGTTATCCTTAACAATAACAGCGACTTCAGAATTCAATATATCTAAGTGGATAAACATACCGTTAAATGCATTTATCACATTAACGGCATGTACACTTATTATTGATGTGATTAGGAGAATACCTTATATGAAATGGTTTACTTAATTACCATTCAATTAGCATCAACCCCGGTGTGCCGGAACTACCTTTCCCACCGTTAGCGGCTAAATTGTACCCTCCGCCGGCACCGCCACCTCCAGTGCCAAAACCATACCCTGAACTTGCATCCAAACCTACAGTATTGCCTGCTCGACCGCTACCACCAGCGGTCCCCAGTGGCCCTCCGCCTCCCATCCCTCCAGTTCCACCGCCAACTCCAGCGCTATCTGCACCATCACCACCGCCAGGTATTCCCCCATGACCACCTGCGCCAGCAGCAATAGATCCATTACCAAATCGACCGCCTGAACCACCGGCGAGATTTAATAATGTCCCAAACGAGGTTGCCGATCCTGCGGTACCACTTTGCCCATCTGTACCTGAGTTTGTACCACCGATTCCACCTTGCCCAGCAGTGCCTATAGTCACCGCGTATGTTGCTCCTGGTGTTACCGTAATCGCTTTTTTAACCACTGAATATCCCGCGCCTCCGCCACCGCCAGAACCACCATACCCACCGGCTATACACCCACCGCCGCCGCCACCGCCGCCACCACCAGCGCACGCAGTGATATACACGGTTTTGATCCCAGCTGGCACAATGAAATTACCCGACGTTTCAAACCGGGCTTGTTTATTACCAACCTGCTGAATGATATTCTTAATTGCTAAAAGCAACTGTCCATCATTAGCAGGATCTAGAGAAATACCCGAGTTTTCGACCACACCCACTAATTCGCGTTGCCAAGTGTTGAATATCTCGGCTTTTAATATTGTAGGGGGAACCCCCTGTGCAACATTACCATTAGTAAACTCGCCGTTCTGATCGGCAGTTTCAGTTACACTTCCAACTTTTTGCATGTCTTATCCTCGCTCATTGAACGATAAAGTGAATGTCGAATTGAATTAAAGGTATCCGGAGGCGGTATCGAATATGTTTGCAAACTCAGGCGTTACGTCATAAACGCCTTCGTCGTTAAATCCAAAGTAGATATATCCAAATTTTACCAACGTGTGAGATGGAGCCAATGCACTTATTCTGCACTCAAGCTGCCTGTTCCCCCAGGAGGCCAAAGGATCACCACAGTATGACATTCCACATCGTGCATACGTAATGGTTGTGTCTTCCGCTTCAACAAGCCAGACAAAAGGCCATTCATCCCCATTCAGTCCATCGCCGCAAACGGACAAGCCTGCGCGGGCTTCACGATACTCTTTTATGGTGATGTTATAACCCAGTGCATTGGCTATACCTATGAAATAGGAGCGAGATTGACCACCTGTGCTGATGAATTTCGATACTACAGCGGCCTGACGCTTGGCAATGGTATCAACCTCTCCGATAGAACAGTCATCAGGTAATCCAAGCGTTTTTTCCCATTCGGTGAGCATAATTGTCGCCGTTTCTGGAAATGCACCGACCAACAATGCGATTGCATCGGTGTCACTGCGCTGAAAGCTGATAGACAACGCACGAATAACGGCGGCCTGAATGCTGTTCTGATCCCGTGGCCACGCCAACCCGGTTGGAATGAGTGCCTGCAATGCCTGCTGATAGTTTTCTGCGGTAAACTGGCTCATGTGTAGTTCACCTCACCGCGTACTGGAAGCTCTCCCACGCCAAGTTCAATATTCATCGCCGGCGATACCAGGATAAAGCCAGCGGTACCGTCAATATCCCCGATTGCTCGGTTCAGATCAGAAAGAAAAATCTTCCCGTTACCGACAGGCGTGCCCCCTTCAAAAAAAACATTATCGATCGCAGTCGCGACTGCTGCTGTGATGTCACCGCCCACATGGCTGATACCGCTGATCTCAAAATTAACCGTCTTGGCCACAGGGGAGCAGACATACACCAGGGCAGTCACTGGCGCCAGCGGGTATATATAGTCAGCCACCCGACCTTGATCACCTGTTGCCTTTTGCGCTCCCCAGTCATCCAACTGGGATATGCCGTCAGTCCCAACAGGAAAGCCGTGGTTGGTTTCATCGTTGCCGTCGCACATGATGTACACCCCAACGGTACCTGCGCCCATCAGCCTCCGTTTGGGCCAACAGCGCGTAACGCCAGGCACAGCCAACGCCCATTGCTCATAATCCGTATCACTGCCGCCCTGCGGCGGGTTTTGGTACGCCAGCAGCATACGAGCACGCAAACTCTCCTGCGTTTCAATGTCAGCGCCACCGGTCGCGGGTTCAATCATTACACCGCTGGCATCAACACCAGGTAATGAGATATCAAGTGTCAAAGAAGTACCGGCATCAGCATTGCCGTCAATTCCTCCCCCATTGGGTGCATCAATAATATCCGGCAGGATTGCGGTAAGTTTTCCATAGCCAGTACCATCGGAGCCGATCGTCACGGCATCAACAAGGCTGTAGCGGTAACCATCTCCACGGCGCAATACAACCCCTTTGCCAACGGGGGCCCCTGCCGTCCCACTGAATTGATAGGATGGTGTTGACGCCGGATTGGCGGCGTTCTGGTAAACACTTTTCAGGCCAGCCCATCCCGCCAGCCATTCATCGGTGGAATTAAAAGGTGTCGCCTGCAGCGCGATGTAATCCAGATAGCCGTAATGCAAATGAGCCAGGCCGGCATCGGCGTCGGCCAGCACGCGCATATTGGAATAACGCAATAACGCGCCAGTTTTTCTGAGCTCTGATTGAAGCTGTGTGCGGTTTTTCTCACGCAGCTCGGTTAATGTAGGCCGCTTGAATGGCATAATTTATTGCTCCCAAACCCAAAAAAAGCGCATATCCGTATCATTACCATTCCCCGGCCTTTGATAGCGGATCATCATGTTCAGACGGCGGGGATAAACGATCTGAGTCGCGACAGAAAACGACGATACCACACCATCAGTCACCAACCATTGCAGCGCCTCCCGGGAGTAATCTTCAGCCTTTTGCGCGACTGCCTGAGTCAGTTTCTGCCGTCGCAGCAACCACAGGCGGGAACCAATATCATTTTCCTCGTCGGCATCCCCCCACCAACCCCGCCGATCATCACCATCAATATCGTCATCATCGCGTGCCACCCGATCGGTAAACAGGCTGATAATGATTGCGGTCTGCAGGTCGTCGCCGCTGACCAAATCGCCGCGCCCTTCTCGCCAATCAGCCGCCAGGCGTTCGACGTCCCAGAAAGAACTGATATCACTCATTCAACAGGCTCCCTGGGTTTCTCGCTGGTTTTCTCATCGTCGCCGCTCTGCACGTTTTTCACGATGTGGTCATGATCATTATGCCCATCACGCAATTGTTTCAGCGTGGCGGTATTGCTTTCGCAGTTATCGATAACATCGCCCGTCACTTTCAGCACCGGTGTGTTCATCAATACGCTCTCTGCCGCATTGATCGTGACAGTGGTCGCATTGCTGACCGTCACTGGTTTGCCCTTTGCTTCGACTTCAATACCGTTCTCGGTCAGTTTTATTAACATGCCCCACTGGTTATAAATGACCGTTTCGCCGGGCTTTAAACCAGATTGCCGGTATTGCTGGTTGTTGCTGGCCACTATCACAGCGCTGGAGCGGTCCCCGCCCAGATAGGCGATCACAACATCGGTACCCACCGGCAGACCTGAAGAAAAGCCAAATTCAGCCATACGTGGTGTTTCGCCACGGACTTCCAGCGGCGTCTGATACTGAAGCTTTTGTATGCCGCCAGCGTCGCTGTGTGCGGTGATCCGGCCGATGCCGAGCATCATGGACACGCGCCGGCCGAGTTGCCTCAAAATATCGCCACTCATCAATTAAGCTCCTGCACCTGGCTATAAAATTGGTAAGGTTGCACCGTGAAAGCCTCAGGAGGCATGAGCACCATCCGTGCCGTTGTCCCCTCCCAACCATTACGAATAAAGGTCACTTCAGAGAGGAGCCACAGCTCATCCGGGAGTCCGAACGTAGGGATCTTGATGGGGATGAGGGTATTGGGTTCCCACAGCTTGCCGTCTTTGTCACGCCAGCTATCCACCGTCACCTGCAGTTGCCTTGACCGGCCATAGCGTCGGTTCATTTCCCAGTCGATGCAGCTTTGCGCCTGACCATGAGAGTTCATCGTGCTTTCAACAATGATTATGCGGTTGCGATACCGCATTTTTGCCGCCTCAGGGTCTTGTGCTTTTGCCAGTGCTACCGCTGAATACCCACTGTCGGGTGACAGTTCCATCGCGGGCGTCATCGACATCGATACGCCGACATAATCGGAGAATCGCTCGTCCATCGAGTCCATCAATGACGCAGTTTCAATGTTCTCACCTTGAGCTACACCGCTGGCAGCCTTGCGAGTACCCACCCGGGTCAAACGCAGATCACCATCGGGCGTATCAAAATAGAGCAATGCCGCCCACCGGCAGATCCTGTCGATAATTTCTTGCGACGACTCGCCCCAGTTCAACGTGAATTGCGGCACCGTCACCAGATCGGTCACGTCAGAGGCAACCTTTATGCCGTAGGGCGTCGCCAGGCGCTGAGCTATTTGCAGTGCGTTAGCCTGGCTGATGACGTTATTGGGCCATTCTGCTGAACAGTCCACCAAGTCCTGGCATTTGTTCCGCCCGCTTGCTCTGACCTCATGCCGCGATTTCGATAGCGTCGAAGACCAGCGATCGATGTATCCCGTTATCACCAGGTCGTTACCCAGCATGACCTGGCACGCGTCTCCCTTTTTAACGAGTTGTTTTTCGTCTGTACCTGGGTAGTAATCCATCAGGGACAAATCGAAATCAGAAGGTAAACGTTCAATGCCGCGCGTTACCCTCACCTCATCCCAGCCCTGAATGATTTTGTTGCCTACCTTCAATATCAGTTCATCTTTCATTTTCTCAGCGCCCTGAATTTTGTCGGCATAAAGGCTGGGTGGCGCGGCTGAACTGACTGCACCAGCTCATCACCGCGCGCGGCATCCTGGTAAAGGCGATTAGCCAGCGTCAACGCCGGCAATGATGCAGACATTACAACTTGCGTCAGCGAACTCAGCTCTGCACCTTTCTGACCGTATGCATTGACGAGGGCGTTTCGCGTTTCCAGCAGGTTGAGATAGTCATCATCGTCGCCAGCATCGGCGGCCATCAGCAAAACGTCATCCAGCGTGTCGCAGACGCGGTTTAACATCAAAATGGCGTCGTCATAGCTTGAAGGCTCATAGTCAGCAGCAACCACAGCCAGGGCGCCAGCGGATAAAACGCAAAGCAGGATCGTGGCACTTTGAGCAATAGCATTTTCTGCATCCGTCGCGTAAAACGTCGCATTTCGGTATGAGGTCAAGGTTTCCAGCATGCGGATCTTTTCCTCAACGCTGCCACTTACCGAAATCACCTCATCAATGATCGCCCTCGCATCGACAGGAAAGTCATCGACTGCGGCCACACTCTCAAAGGTGGCCGTGAGGGTCAGCAACGTTGCACGGCCAGTCACCGCCTCCGCCATTTTTTGATGAACCAGCCCAGCGTAATCCGCCGTATCGTCTGATCGGTTAATCGCTCCGGTAGAACCGGACACCCCACCGCCCACACTCCCTTTGCTATACCTGCCATAGCGGGCGCTGCCGAAGGTGGACTTCAGGACGTTGCTGAGGTTCGTCACTTCGTTGGCCGTGCCTTTCACCATATTTCCCCAAAACGCTGCCGTGTTTCGTAGCGTCTTGATGGTTTGGGTGACACTCCTAATCTCGCCCTTCACTGTTGCGATAAATTTGGTGGCGGCCATCAAGCCGGTACGTAGCCAATTGGTTTGAACCAGGGAAGCAGCCTGTGCGCTGCCGGTAATGGCGAAAACCTTCAAGCCGGACTCAATGAGGGTGAGTGTGAATTCAAACGATCGCCCGTTATCCACACTTTCTAGCACACGCAGGCCACCATCCGGGACACTGACAGTAAGCTCACCCAAAGTCGGATGGATCAGCGTGCCAGCGCCCTCCATTTCACAGGCGGCCACCAGCGAATTTCGCTGAGTGATAACATCAGGCGCGTCATACGCCAGGCTGTTATGCACAATGAAACCGCGAATGGTCATTTTTCGAGTGCCGCGGCCCAGATCTTCCACCCAGGCGGTGTTGCGGTAGGGATATTCATGCACCGCCTGCCGGCGGCCAAACACCCCTTCTGCGCTGACAACAGCAAAAGGTACGCCACGAAACGACGCCGGGTGAATATGCTCAAACCAGCCCCAACTCTCGCCACTACCCAATAGTGAAGAAAGCGCATCAGTGATCAGAGCCATCATCCCTCCTGAAATAAAAAACCCGCCGAGGCGGGTTTAACTTAATGATTGCATGGAAAGCGCTACACGCCCTCTACCATCCGTTTGCACTTTTCGGCGTTCCCCGGTCTGAGGATTCACCAGGGTAATTTCCAACTGGAACTTATTCTCGTCCATCGCCTTCGACATGGCCTCGGTGATCTGGCCCATCGCTGCTTCACCATCAGTTTTAGGGGTGAACAGTGAGACTTGCGTTTCAGATGCCTTTGGTGATTGGGCCGTTAGCGGTACCGTAGAATCCCCCTGTTCGAAAACACCTGACTGACGCTGGTTAAATAAATTGTTCTGGTCTCGTAAACCACTCCAGCGCACATCATTCACAGAATCATTGATCCCTTTCGATATCTCGTCTGCTGTGTACGGCTGAGCACCATTTTCATGCTTGATGATGGCGGGAATAAGCTTTTCCAGCATCCCGGGAGAATGCAGGTCCAGCGGTTCAGATGGGTTAAAGCCCGTCTGTTTTGCCACAGCCTCAATATATGCCTGGGTATTGTTTTCACTTGAAGGCGCATAGGTTGGGATCATGCTATTTAGCGTATTTTTGCCACGGTCGCCGAATAACATCAGTTGGCGTGATAGTGCAGCCAACCCATCCTCGGGGGTTTCAAAGGTGACAAACCCGCCATTTCTTCCCGTGGCATTGGGGGCCGCTCGCAAGTTACCGGGGTTGTTATTCCGCAAACCCAGCGCATTTTTCCCAGGCTGGCCATACGGCGTAGAAACCCCATTTCCGGGCCCCGGCATACCAGAAATTTTATCCAAATCTCCTTTCAACCGATCCGCGCGCCAAACCGGCTTGTAATACCCGTCGAGCTTTTTGATCAGATCTTCCGATGCATAACCCAGTTTTAAATCCAGCTTTTCTTTCCATGAAAGCGTGTCTTTAAATTTATCATCGCCCTGCGCATTACGGATGATATCGGCCTGCTTTCCTCCACGGTTAAACGTCAGGATGGAGCCGACCGCCGTGCTGTCGAGGCCGTTAGACATAACCTGCTTTATCTGGTCCACAGACGCCGCCAGCGTCTCAGATTGCCCCAGCCAGGCCTGCCCCTTCAACAGCATCCCGTCATAGGCTGCGCCGATCTGGTTCAGTTGCTGTTTAAATGCCAGGGCGTTCTGCAGATCCTTATCACTAAAAATAAGGCCATCACGGCGAGCCTGATCCTTCAGGCGTTGCACCTCACTGGTGGTGTTGCGCAAATAGCTGAGCAATTCTGGTGAAAGCCCCAACTTATTGGCAAACAGCGCTTGCTGGCCAGCAGGCAACGATTGCATGGAACGGTTGAGATCGTTAACCAGCTTTCCAACATCAGCCAGCCCGTCTTTGGTCAAACTGATCCCCACACCGCGCTGCTTCAGTAAGGCCAAAAAACCGTCATTACGCCCATGGGCTGCATCGTTCGCCTTCTCAAACAGATCGCCAACCGAACCCTCTGCTGCTTCACGGGCGCTGCCGTTCTCAATCATGGCTCCGGTTAGTTCTTGGAAAGCATCAGCCGTCATATTGACGTTTTTCGCGATGTTATCGATGCGGTAACCGGTGTTGGCAAAGTTGGTAAGATTGTTTTTGACGACATTGACAACCGCCGCTGCGCCACCCAGTCCCAGCGTTAGCCCTCCCACCATTTTTAGGGGCGGAACCAGATCACCAATGAACTGAACACCGCTGCGGGCATTCTTTGCCAAAACGTCAAAGCGACTTCCCAAATCGTCAAGATTGTCTCTCGAATCCTGCCCCCCCAACGCCAGGGCATCGCGTGTTTTATCCAGGAGCGGATTGAGGTTTTTTACCACCTCTTCAATGCGCAATATCGCGGCCGACGCCTCGTCATTAGCCTTCAGCTCAAAATCGAATGAGTTGGCCATTACTTACCCGCCTTCGCTTTGTTGATACGACGGGCCTGGTCAGCCCAAAAATCCAACCGGGTACGGGTCAGGGACCACGCATCGCGTGGACCCCATCCGTAATACTTCGTCACCTCAGCGGCTAACTGTTGCCATCCGTCGAGGGATCGAAGGTTAAAAAAGACATCAGAAAATCCTCACATTTCCGGTAATCGGTAAATGCCATGTCACCCAACGCTTTTTCAGTCACGCCCGCATTCAGGGCGATCAGTAGCTTCATTGCGGCCATGCTGTTCTTGGCGCGCTGAATGTCATAAAACTGCTCCACTTCAGCCAACGCTGGCTCTTTCAGGTCCAGATGCTCATAACGCTTATCGCCCACTGTCAGCGCCTGGCAGAGCACAATCGTTTTGGTTTTATCAAGTACAGCCATATCAATACTCCGTTACCGAGCCGCCTTCCCAGCGCACATCAAATACCGCTTCTTCGCTATCAACATCTTGCGTGTTCACGGACCACATATTTTCGCCAATGATGGTTTTCCCGTTCGCCAGCTCAACGACAACAGAAACATTGGTTGAGTCGTTAATTTGCGCGATCGACGTGCCGCCGCTGTCACGCGCCTGGTAAGAAATGAACGGTGCCCGTAGTTTTTCCTTGTAACCATGGACGGTATCCATCCCGGTCAACGTGGTCCGTTCCACTTTGCCGGGGCTGTACTTGAACTGGCCGGCGACCATGACAGTTAGCCCATCGATGGTGACGTAAGCGGTACCGGCCAAGCGGTTAGTTGTATCTCCCATAAATCCCCCTTAGGCTGCGGTCTGCGCGCGGCGCCATTGATTGAGTAGTGCGAAAATTTCCAGTTGGTCGATCAGCGTGCCTGTCCACAGCACATCGATGCGCTTGGTGTTGCTGCTGTTTCGCTCCACCAGCAAGGTTTTGGCGAATGTCGCGGAATCCTGCACATACCCGTTGTATTCCAGCGTACGGTACTGAGCGATCAGTTCTGCGCGGATCACATTCGGTGTCACAATAGCCGAACCCGGCGCAAATCGCGTTCCATCATTGGCCAGCTTCATGCGGCTGAACTTGGAGGTGATCTGAGTGCGCAGGAAACGTGTCACGAACATCAGCAGAAACAACGTCTCGATATTCAGATAGCTGTCGTCCGCGTCACCAAACTTGTTTTTCTGGTAGGTGGTGATCGTCTTTTCAACCTGCACTGAACCATCATCAGCCACGGTGAAAGTTGAGATACCGCTATAGAGCAGGTTATTTCGTTCCGTGAGTGTGAAGCGATCTTCTAACTGCGGCGCCAAAACACCACTGATGGTCAGCGTTTGAGTCGGACGGCCCGGATCATTACGCAGGCTAGGCGCGATCGCACCGGTTAACGCAGCCGCCCATAGGTAGGCGGGTGTCGGTGATCCATTGATGCCCAGCAGGGTTTCATGCTGGTTGTTGCGAACCTCCCCGGCGGCAGACAGAGAACCATAGGTACCGGCCAAAGCACCGAAAGAATGCCCATAAAGCTGCTGAGCGTAGGACCAGCGGCCGGTGGCATCGGAAAGAAACTCTTTCACGGTATCCAGTGACGCGGTGTCCGTGTACGGATTGACGATAAAGTCAAAGGCCCGATCCTGCAGGTTACCCAACGCATCCGTCAGTTCTGGTGCGCCAGCACCCGTGGCCATTGGCGTAATTTTCAGCTCCATACCCTGCGGCGTTTCTTCACCGCCGGCCGCCCCCAGATAATTCAGGCGAATATCGATGCTGTTACCGTGCGCACCTTTGTTCTTCGCCGTCAGCTTGACTGTGTCGGTAGCCGCGGAATCCACCTCGGCGATGACTGGCAATTTGCTTTGAGCGTTGATCACGGCAGCAATGGCGGCCGCCACAGCAAGGTTGTCATCAGTGCTGACCACCGTCAGTTGCACACGCACGCCAGCAATATAGAGAGACAGCACGCCGGTAGCGGCTGCAGCCGTCACGACCTGTAATTTTCCGGTTGCTGCAGTGGTTCCCGTGGTGCCATCAGCCAGAGGCAAAATCCAGAGCTCCGCTGAAATGTCATTGGCCAGGTACGCGGTCATCATATTGTGCAGCATAGAACCGCTGCCACAGATGCCGGCGACAGCAGAATCAGACGATACCTTTTGCGGGATACCTGGCGTTGCAGTTGCCGTAGACAGCATTTGCCCGATCAACAGCGTGCGCTGAACCGCAGTCGCCGTGTTGGCCATCGAGTTATCAAACTCAGCATAGAAAAATGGCGCGCGCTGATTGGAAGGAAGGCGATTAAATGGAACGGTCATTGATCATTCTCCTGGATTTTCTTCCCTGTCGCTGGCTTTGCGGCCGCTTTAGGGTCGAATTTATCAACATCGCCATCCTTCAGGCGGCGCCCCCAAAAAATATTGTCGGGTACCTGTTCGCCGGATTCAGGCAAAAAGGTGCCCTTGACCGGATCGCGCACAATGCGCCCCGGTGCGGGTTTCACAAACATAGAGTTACTCCAGATCGATTTTTACGAGTGGTTCGGGGGTGCCATCAGGCATGGCGATCGTTGCGTCTATTCCCTCGAGAGGTTCAGTATCGATTTCATAGAACTCTTCAGGGCCCTGGTAATATTCAATGTCCAGTTCCATCAGCAGTTGAGCTGTGTGCCCTTCACCGTCAGCATCAATACCAATGGTGGAGCGAACCTGAAAAAACTGCTGAATTTTGCGGGTCAGTTCATAGCTGTTGATCACCGCGCGCTCTACCTGCTCGCGCAACTGCTCCAGCGCCTCTTCTGCTCTCTCTGCCCCATTGTCTTTCGATGCATCGTCCAACTCCTGCAGGCGGCCCGTGAGGCGAACAGTCGTCACCGTGTTGAACTGAGGAACATTACGGCCAAGTGAGCTCTTAACGTCGATCGGCGTTTGCACCAGAATAACCGGGTACATGTCCGCTGTGGTCGGCCAGTCCCGTGGCGAATAAACCCGATCGCCTGCATCGGTTTTATTCTTCAGCGCCTCGATGACCAGTAGCCTTATCCCTCTGGCATTCATACTTTCACCTTATTGAGAATAAGCTTTTTCCCGCCATGGCTATCCGGTTGAACGTCCGACACGGCAAACAGCGTATTAACCGGTACCCCACCGACGATACCGACGAACACACGATCCCCCTGCTTTGGCCGAGCCCGGAACTCGCTATCAAGCACTCCCAACACCGGAGAAGTGGTGTTGATAGTGCTGCCGTTGTCCAGCGGCTCGACCTCTTGCGTATAGGCACGATCAAAAATGCCGCTGACGGTGTACGGCGCACCGCCGGCTGGCCGGTAGTCAACCGGGTCACCAAAAACGCCGTGCAACGGTGCAAGCAAATGCTGATCCCAGTTGATACCCATTACTCCCCCGATTGCACAGTGACGGCGGGCGCACTGCGAAGCAACGCCAGATTGCGGAGTTGTTCAACATCAGCAACCACACCCAGACCTATCAACCGCTGCGCATCCGCTACCGGCAACGTGAACGCCCGGTTTTCAAGATAGTCACAGCCATCATGGCGCACCGTATTACCTTTGGTGACAACCACTGAAACCATGCCGTCCGGCAGCTTTTCACCGTCCTCATCGTCATCCGAATCATCGCCGGTGTCGGTGTCGGTGTCGGTGTCGGTGTCGGTGTCGGTGTCGGCAGAATTATCGTAGTCCTGATCGTCAACCTTCAACGTTTCCGGGCTTTGCTGGTCAGCAACCAGTAACTCAGGCGGCAAACCGCCCAGTTCGTTATCCTGAGTTTTTTTTGCCATATCACACCACCGTCGCGCAGAGTGCAGCATTTACCCGGCTTGGAATGACAAGCGGGGATGACTGGGTTAACAGAATGCGCTGAGCAGGGTCCTTTTCAACCCAGGATTTAGGCGCATAAGCCAGCGGACCATAGTTAAACTCTGGATCAAGGATCATGCCGAACGCCCGAGTACCCATCAGGTCAGCGCCAGACATAATGACAGCACCATCTGGGATCATAGGTTTTTCAATGTTATCCGACGGGTCAATGTACCAGTCGTTATACAGCCACAGGTCAAAGTTACCCCAGCGACCTTTATAAACGGCGCCTTTTTGCACCTGCGCACCTGCATTAATCTGGTTGCCGTACGGGCTCAGCGCCGGGAAAGTGATGGCGTTATCCTTGATGGTGGTATCCAGCCGGAACGCTTTCCACGATTTATTGGTGAAAACCAAATCCGTCGGTACTGCGCCGGAATTTTTGAGGATCAGCGTCTGCCATTCCTCAATATCATCCGACGGCTGAGTATTGGTAGCGCCTGCGGCCACCGTCAACGGCCATTTATCGCTGCCACTAAGGGTAATGGTCAGGTCAGGCGAACGGCCAAAATCGACCACCTTGGTCTCATATCCGTCACCCGCCACAGTAACTTTGCCCGATACCATAGCGCTACTGGCCATCCATTCAAGACGGCGGTTGATCATGTCAATCTGATCGGCCATCTCAAACTGCAGGTTAAGCATTTCACGCTCAGCAGCAGTAAACTCGCCGCCAATACGCTCACCGATCTGGCGACGAATGGGTTTGCGCAGATCAGGTGCGCGCTTATCTTTGATATACGCTGGCTTGAAGGTATTGGTCTGGTATTTACGACTCTCAACCAGCTTACCTTCCACCAGCGGCGATACAAATGGCGCCATACGACGCAGACCAACGTCCACATCGATTGCCACCTCTTCCGTCTGGGCTTCCACCACATTCGGGAAGAAGCGATCCAGAAGCCAGTTTTGACTGGTTTTCAGGTTAGGGACGACCTGTACCAGCACGCTGGTATCAAAAATGTTTTCCATATTCAGTCTCTTTATGATGCCGGCACCGTAGCCGGCCAGAATTCAGGACGAGTGCAACCCTGCCAAAGAAATGGCATCAGTTACGTTTCAAAGGGTTAGATCAGGATACTGGCGACTGGATGCTATCGCGTAGGAAGATAGCCAGAGGGCGGAATTGCGCTTTCAGTTCAGCAATGGTCCAGGTCGCATCGAAGATCAGGCGATGCTGGTTAAACTCGCCCATCAGATACACGCCGCCAGTTTGTGCGACAGTGGTGGTGTCTACGTTATCGACCAGAATGGCAGACGCATTTTCACTGCCGTCGGTAGCATCTTTTTTGCTTGGGATATACGCGCCGGTCGCAGTGACCATTCCGAGTACCGTCCCACGTTTAAGCGCACCTGAAACACCGATCGTGACTGAGTCGGTAACCAGCTGTAACGGGCCGGAAACCAGTTGATCGGGTACGAACAGCGAACTTTTCATGCCCGGTGCGAATTGATTTTGTCCAAACTGGTCCATTACTTGTTACCTCGAGCTGTGTCATAGAGACTGGTCATCTTACTTACCAGCGCATTTTTCCCCGTAGCAGACTTGCCGCCATCCGGGCCCAGCCGTACCTGTTCAGTTTGCATACGCGAATCCAGCGATACACGAGCAGACTTAACTGGAGCTACTGCCCCCATAGTCGCCAGCGTGCCAATAGCTTCACTTGCGCTCATACGGGTGCTGAACGCCAGATGAGCCGCCATATCAGGGCGGCCGGCTGCGTGCTTGCTGCCAAAGATTGCTGCACAACGTTTACGCTCAGCCCGGCGACCTTTTTTCACATCGCGGTTTTCGTCGTCCTCTTCTGCATCAGCGTCATCGTCTTCTTCCGCACGACGAGACTTAGCCTTTTTGCCCTTTTCTTTGTCGTCGTCCTCTTCGGCATCAGGATCGCTGTCATCATCGTCTTCCATGTCTTCGCGATCATCCTCCTCTTCGGCGTCCTCGTCGTCATCGCGCTCCTCTTCTGCGCGGCGAGATTTCGCCTTTTTACCTTTTTCTTTGTCGTCGTCCTCATCTTCAGAGGCTTTTTTCTTAAAACCCATCAGGTGGGCAAATTTTGAGTAAGACATACGTTAAGCTCCTGCTTCGGTGAATAATTTTCGGAATGCGGCGTCAGGGGTCATGACTGCATCAGCCAGCCCCAGTTGGACGCCATCAGCCGCCAGGAAACAGGCAGCCTGGGTATTACGGATAGTTTTCTCAGAGATCCCCCGATTTCGGGCTACTGTGCTGACAAAAAGCCTACCCATCGTATCCACATCATCCTGAATCGCGGCGCGGGCCTGATCGGTCAGTTTGACGTAAGGATTGCTTTCGGCCTTGCGGTCGCCATAGGTGATAATGGTCACCGCCAGCCCGTCTTCTTTAATTCGCTGTGACCAGTCACAGTGAATTACGATGACACCGATTGAGCCAACGCCTCCGGTGCGCGGAACATAGATCCGGTCAGCAGCGCTGGCAATAGCGTACGCTGCGGAATAGGCATTTTCGGTCAGGATGGCGTGGATCGGTTTTGAGCCCCGGGCGTGATAAATCTCGTCCACCAGGTCAAAACATCCAGCAACCTCTCCCCCGGGTGAATCGATATCCAGACAGATGCCGTTCACCTCAGGATCATTCATTGCTGTGAGGAATGATTGGCGTATTCCGTCGTAACCGCTCATGCCGCTGTAGGGCCGCAACGAGCCGAGTTTCTGAACCAACGTCCCCTGAACGGGGATGACGGCAATACCACCGACCACGTCATAACCCACATCCTGCTTACGTGCTTTACGGGTAAAACTGTCGTCTTCTCCCAGCCAGTCAGAGGCCAGGGTATTAATGCGGGTTATCCCGAACCGGTCCATCATGGCGGCCATGACGACTTCGGCTTTTTGTGGGTGCAGCGCCAGCGGCGTGTTAAATAGCCGCTGCGCCAGGTGCGGTAAATTCACTCTGCCTCCGGATCTTTTATCGTTTCTGGTGCGAAGATTTCGGCCTGAGCCCAAGTTGGCAACGGAAGCCCACGTTCTTTAAACGCGTCAATTTCGCGTTTCCGCTGGTCCAGCATTTCTTCCCAATCTTCGCCGGCATTTTCCGCCGCTTCCATTTCCAGCGTTGAAAGTCCGGCATCCATACCGAGAATGGCGCCTTTTTTCTCTGCCACCGGGTCCACCCAACCACGTCCAGGCCCCATCCAGCGTGCACGACAATAAGCCGCCCTAGCATCCAGAAAATGAGGAGCGCCATTCGGCAGTGGTAAATCTTCCGTGTCGTGAATTTCTTCGATAAATGCGGACAGGATCGGCTGGGCAAACCCGACAGAAAAATCATCACGCCGGCGGGTCAACGTTTTCCACGCCTCCAACATCGCAGAACGCGCAGAGCTGTAGTTAACGTCAGACCAATCTTGTGTTACCTGCTGGGTAGAAAGCCCGGTAGCAGCGGCGATGTTGCGCAATGCAGCGCTCTCAAACACCTCAAAATTGCTGTGTGGCCTCGAAGCGTTAACCGTTTCTATTTTTTCACCGGGGTACAAAATAGGCATTCTTGACCCATTTTGCAGCGATATGCGCCGATCATTATGGAACTCAATACGCCCGTCTTGATAAGCGCCAATACTGGTGTCGTCGAAGTTTTCCCCCATTGCCGCTTCAACCATCTGCGGATCATACGGCGAGGAAACATAAGCGCCGAATACCGCGTTCAGTATTGCCGCTTCCAGCTCTGTCTGATCGTACTTGATGAGCATTTTCAGTCGTTGTACGACCGGCGTTAATATCCCGTTCCCACGATGCTGGGCGCCACGCTCATGGTCATAATCATGCACAACATGCGGGCGCCCCCAGTCCGTTTCCCGCGGGATACGCCGCCAGGTCATCGTTTTGGCACCACTCCACCAGTCGCCGATATGCGCTTCGCGGATGTGGTAGGCCACAGGAGCGCCATCATCATCAATTTCGACACCGCCGCGGATGTTAGGCATATCAAAATTTTGTTGCGGGTTGCTCAGGCGGTCAGGGTCTACAATCTGCACCGTAGTGGCATAGCGCCCCCGCCCGCGGCCTAGTCGATCTGGGCGATATTGCAGAACAGCCAGCGCATCGCCATCAATCAGCTTGTGACGAAAACCCAGCCGCAGCATTTGCGACACCGTCTGTTTCCTCTCAACGTCACAATAACGCCCAGGGTCATCCTGCGCCCATGACCGCCAGTGTGCCTCGATCACTTTGCCGTATTCATCCGCCCAGGTAGCGTCAAACGAACTGTTACCCGTCATAAGCGCCAGCATGCGGTAATCAGGCTTTAGGATGGGGCGAAAGTTAGCGCCAACGGCGTTATCCAGCACACGGGTGATACTGCCACTGGCCCACCCATCATTGCGGGCCAAATCCCGTACACGGGAGACAATGCGATCGCGGTAAATATTGATCTCATTGTCTGGTGACCACAGCGCCGGCTGCCAGTTTGCAAGCTGGTCACTGAACGAATCTGCCGCATCGTAGGGAACCCGACTTCCGCCCACCAGCATGGACGCTCTTGACCTTGATGGTGGTAGCGGTTGCCCGTTTGGGCCTAAAATCTTGATGTCATTCATCAGAATCTAAACCTCATCGGACTACGTGGGCGGGTAACAATACCCAACTGAGCCTGCAGCAACTGGATCAGCGCCACCAAATCAGCCAGTGAGGATTGCTGGTAGGAAACAGAACGCGTGCCATCACCCTGGGTATACGAAAACGAGACACCACGGGATCCGGCAGCAAGGTCAATATAGGCCTGCTGCGCCTTCGCCAATGCGTCCTGCAATTGCGCAGGCGTCATCGCACCGGCCAGCAGGCTAGTGTTACGGTTAAACATAGGGATCCTTAAGAGGGTAAAAGTTGTGACAGGCGCTTACGCTTGGGTTTTTCTGTCTCTTCGATGATGACGCCAGGCAGACGAAGATTGGGTTTTTCTTCGGGTTGCTGTGGCGCTGGCAACAGACGATCGGGGTTTACCACGATATTGTCTGCCAGTTGGTTCAGTTTCAGTCCGAGATAAAACAGCCCGCACAACGCCGCATAACTGTACACCCGGCAGTCCAGCGCTTCGTTAGCCCGCCCCGGTATTTGTTCCCAAACCCGATAACGCTGGCCACCGGACACTTTAAGAACAGAACGCTCCGCCAATAGCTGACTGAAGTAATTCAAATCTCGATCAACAGGGAAATGCATATAGCTTGCGGCGGGTTCCCCAGGCGCGGGGGGCTCAATATGCAAACGCCCTCGAACGGTATCCTTGGCAGCATTCACGCCGATAATGATCGGCTTAAAACTGGCCTTAGAGCGAGATGTCGGCTTTTTCGTCGGCCAAACCGGCGAACGTTTGCCACCGCGTGCTGATTCGCCCTTGATCGCCCAAATACGACGACCAAGACGCTCTTTGGCAAACTCGTACACCTTTTGGGTATGGTGACCACCGGAGTCCATGCAAGCCGCCATGATGGTGAACCCTCGCCCATCAGCCCGCCGCCAAATCTGTTTTAAATAAGCATCCAGTCGCTGCCATGGCTCATTGGTTTCCAGATCACCTTCGATAACGTCATAGGCGATAGACCAGCTTTCCTCATTTTTCCCCCAACCAGTGACTTCAATTTCAAAGCGCCCATCCTGGGTATCAATACCGGCCGTCAACACCGCAACGTGGTCAGCCACCTCGGCGCCATAAACTTCACAGCGTTCCAGTAGCCGTTTTTCACTCAGCGCTTTTTCTCCGCGATCTTCATACGGTTCACCCAACACCAGGTTAATGAATGTCTGCCGCATCAGCGGATCATTTTTAACCCTCAACCATTCGGCAACCAGGTATTTCCATGCAGCATTGGGGAACAGGCTGTACCCCGCCCAGATGTGGAATCCGGCATGACCTTTAAACGGTTTGCTTGCCCTCCATTCACCACGCTTCACCATTGAGGCTTTTTCGTTATGGTGGATCACGCAACCATTGTGGCGGCAAACATAATAAGCCGTTTCAGGAATGCCCTCTCCGTGCTCATCCTTGTCCCATTTAATGCCGTAAGGGGTATCCGGTCCACCCCATTCCAATACCTGATGTTCACCACAATGCGGGCATGGTACGTAATATCGGCGCTGATCGCTTTCCTCATACGCCTTTTCAATGCGGCTGGTCCCTTTGACCGTCGGCGTTGAGCCCAGGGCAATCTTGCGGTTCCAGAATGTTTCTGAACGTTTGATACCCAGTGCAATCTGATCGCCCTCCACGCCAGCACCGCCGGCCGGATAACCGTCAACTTCGTCAAAAAGAATGATGCGGCAGGTGATTCGACGGAAGCCACCAGGGCTATTCGCTCCCACAAGCGTCAGGTTGGCACCATTGGCAAACGTCTTTTTGAGGATGGTCTGATTGCTGTCTTTTGCTTTTGGGTCACCGCAGATTTCCGCCAGCACCGGGGTATCACGCAACATCGGCGCGATCTCGGTTTTACTGTAGTCCTCGGCATCTTCAACACGCGGCTGAACGATGAGGATCGGCGACGGGTCATGCGCCAGGTAATAACCGACAACGTGGTCAAGGATCTTGGTATAGCCAACGCGCGCCGACTTCATTACAGAAACCTGCGTCACCGTAGGATCGGTAATGGCGTCCATCATGCCATCCTGATAAGCGAAGGAACGAAAGCGGCCTGTTTGGGCGCTGGTCTCTTTCGACAACACTGCGTATTTATTAGCCCATTCACTCAGTGAAAGCGGCTCGGGGGGGCGAACATCGGAGCGACGCTGGCGCAGCTCCCCGGTGAAATTCTGCCAGGCTGCAGCGTTAGTTCTCTCCTCGGTTGTTATCTGCATCAAGGCTCAATTCCTCCATCGCCTCGTAAACCACCTCCTGCAGTGCCTGGACAAACTCCGCATCGTTGGTGGTAGAAGCCAGCACCCGCAACCGGGGGCCATGTTCAGGAGCAATCGCAATGAGACGGGTGCGCATGCGGGCGTATTCATTACCTACCGCCTCAATCATGTCTTTGTACGGCAGCACCTGCCCGGATTTAATGTCGTACTCGAGCTGGGTAAGCAACGCGAGGAAGTTTTCTTTCATCTGGCGCGCTTCATCAAGCGACATTGTCACGCCGTGCTCGACGATCATCCGCTCGACGGTTTTCGTCGCAGACTCGGGAAGATCCTTATCGTTTTTGTTACCTGACTTGTTACCCGAGGATCTGTTACCTGTTTTGTTACCCTGTTTGTTACCTGCCTCTTTTTTTTCCGGTCGGGTAACAGTTTTTCGGAAGCGCTCAATGTTTGCATTTGACGCTTCGACATCAATGTCGTCTCCGGCCAGAACCAGCCAACCACGGGCCTTCCAGCTCGTTACCGTCTTTCGGCTGACGCCGTGGAGTTTGGCAAAATCTGACTGGTTCATCTGTTACCTCAAGTGTTACCTGTTACCCAAATTTCAAAAGTTGATAGCTAGACGCAGAACGCGGCGCGCAATGCCCGTGCTTTACAAAAGTGCTGGGAAGGACCCATTTTTTTCTGGAGGCCCCGGGGAGGGGCATCGGCTCAAACTTTTTTGAACCGCACCAGGTAGGTCGCCCCATCACCCGGAAGAATGAGGTCATGACAGCAGCAATATGCTGTGCTCGGGTCAGGGCTTGGTGTTGGGTTGCCTGTTGTGTATGGCTTCGGTGGCGGCGGTGGAGGTGCTGGGCGCACGACTTTATCTCCACGTTTATACGGTGGTGCCGTTGACGCTTTCATTCCCATGATTTACTCCTACTATCACTTGGCTGTTCTCATAGCCTCGGCCATTGCCCGGCTTAGCTCTGTAGGCATCAGTGCATTGGCCATCGCTTGCGCCCGGTCGAAGTAACCAAGCGTAGGCTTAACGGGCAGCGCATCACCAAACTGGATCAGCAGCTTCGGTGCTGGCATCTTCATCCGTGCCTGTCGTGTGCCATTGGCTGAGCGTTTCCGCCGCTTCTTGCCCTTCTTTCCTTTCTTGGCCTTTCGCCGCTGCCAAACACCATTGGTGCCGTCTACATCGCCAACGAACACATCCGACTTTGCCTTCAACTGCGTCATCTTGTTACGCGTCAGGTTGCCGTATTTATTCAGTTTGATGTTCTTTGGGTTAAGCAGCGCCTGGCTGTTCAGCTTATGCTGGCCACCGAATTCGAATGGCTCCAGATAGCTGGCGGCGGTGTCCATCACGAATACCTTGGCCATCAGGTTACTTTTTCGGGCGCCGAAAGATTTTACCGAGTTGACAGTAAACGGAGTGGGGTTCTCCAGATGTCGCTTAAACGCGGTTTTCTCCGCCGACTCTATCTTTCTGGCGACACTGGTAAGCGCCTGCGCAGTGGCAAATGGGATTTGCTTGCGCACGCTCTGGAGTTGAGCTGATAGCTCTTTTAAACCTGCCATCCTCAACTCCCATAAAAAAACCCGCCGAAGCGGGTTATGTAAGGCCAACCGAAATTAAACTAAGTCGCCAATAAACTTAGCAATAACCTTGAGTTGTGCTTGAGGAATTCCTCTGACAGCACCTGACAACACATAGCCACCAGCCTCCTCACCAATAACCATTTCCATGGTGTAATTATTTACACCTTGGATAACGTTAATTGCCTGAGGGTTGTGCTGCGATACATGCAAATCCAATTTATTTCCTTGGATATGACCTTGGTAGGTGAAACCAAAATCGCCACCGTTAACGGCGTTGTCTTTAACAACAACAGTCCCTTGACCAACATCATTGTTATTGCTTTTGAATGTAACGAAATAGATACCGTTTTTCATGTCGCACCTTTTATGTTGCCAAATGGCCTATGCATTATAACCATGCGACATATATGGTGAAAGCAAATCCTTCCGGCTACCAATTCACTGTGGCTGCAGGGTGATGGCTTTGGTTATTGTGCATTATCGATGGCCCTCGCAAAGACCACCTGTAATGCCGTCAGGCCAGTTGCAATACGCCGTGCTCTTCTGAATCCGAGTAGGCGATCAGGCCGTTGTACTCCGCCATCAGTTCGCCGTCGTCAGCCTCAAATGCTGGAATGGTGCCAGTGGTAATGGTGTAGGACGGCTGGCCATCTTCTTCTGAGAAACGCGCCAGTTCTTTAATCTGCTCTTGGGTCAGTACAATCTTGCTCATCGCTATCTCTCTTCGTCGAGCTGGCGTATCGCCAGCAGTTGGTTATTCGCCTTATCAAGCGCCGCAAGCAGTGGGTCAATCCACAACACAGCCTGGCAGTATGTCAGCGTGCCGGTGGGAGCGGGATCAGCACCGGTTGCGTCAGCGACGATGGTATCGGCTGACATTGCGCGGGAACGTAGACGGTGCGTGTAGTCGAGCAGCCCACCAGTAATAGCGGCAGGCACAGCCAAATCGCACGTTGGCTGATTCTTGAGGATCGTCCGATATTCAATTTCTTTCCCCTGGGTGGCCGCGTCGGTTTTAATGCCGTATTGGCTCGCTGCGGAGCTGATCGCATTGGCGCGCTGGAACTGAAACGCCTGGGTAGCAATGGTGGTCGCCTGCAGGGTGTTATCGCTTTGGAGCTGTTCGACCGTGCTTTCCAGCCTCTCCGACTTTCCCTGGTAATAGCTGGCTATCCAGCATGTGCCCATTACGACCACCAGCAGAACACCAGCAATTATTGCCGTCGCTCGGTTCATAGCAGAATCACTCCGACAAATATGAACCAGCCCCAACCTTCAACGTCTCTGGCTGCAAGGTAAGCAGCAGCGGCGAAACATACAGCTGACGGTAGATATCTCATTTATCCAGCCCCCAGCAAGCGAGCTCTGCCTCTTGGTCACGTCGTGCCACCTGGCCGAAACAGTTATTGGAACGAATGCGGCAATCCCGTCCACCGTCAAATATCCAGCGGCGGATCTCTCGGCATGCACCATGGCGATCACCGGCATTCAGTTTTTTGTAGAACGTCGAAGTGAAGCATTTGCTGGGGCCGATGTTCCAGGGGCAGAACGAGGCGATCCCGACCTTCTGCGGCTCGGTCAGCGTCACTTTGACGTTGCGATCCACCCAATCGAGTGCCTTCTTCTGTTCGGCTGCGTCAATACGCTTGCACTGCTCAGCAGTCAGGCGCTGGCCCTTCACGACCTTTTGGCCGTTGACCATTGTCACACCACCGCAGACTGTCCAGATCCCGCCCTCATCCTGATACGCCGTTAGCCGCTGCCCTTCCTTCTCGTCCTGAAACTGCGCCATCATTACCGGGGCCGATGCGCCGGCAGCGAGCAACGCCAACATCGCAGCACTGAGTTTTGTTTTTACCGAAGCCACTACTCGCCCCCTATCAGGTCTACATCCTGAGCGCTGATGTTCTTGGTGGAGCGGTCAATCAGGTACATTTTTAGTAGTTTTTCTCGCCGGCATCTAAACCAAATACCGACGACACACCCGACAACGGAGGAGAGAATGCCGACAATGATGCCGATCACCATCCACTCACTGGGGGAGAAATAATTAATAGCCCCGAGCAGCAGGCCCACCAGCCAGCCGCCATGTGTGGCGTTATCTGCAATTTTTTCCGGCATGGTTCTCATACCTCCCCCTTCCGGGGATCTTTCCCGGTACCGGGTTATGGATAGGGTTCAGCCACCAGCCGTAAACGATTCGGCGATACGGGGTGTGCCAGGTGTGTGTCGGATGTTGGCTGGGGCTGAAATGCAAAAGCCCCGGCGTTTATAGCCAGGGCTTGAATGGTTGCCGGTCTTTCCCGGCTGTCACTTCACATCGAGGGACGCACTTAGAAACTCCCCACCAAAGGGTTCGATAGTGCGTATCAAAACTAAATGCGCCCTTCTGCTGCGTCCAAAAAAAAACCTGCACATCGGCAGGTTTTCTGTAACGGGCGTATATACCCCATCGTTAGAGCTGATATTAGGAAAAAACGGCAACTATTGCAAGTACACGTTTTCCGTCACCGAGTGACCTTACTGAAAATACGCTCTAACTCACTCTCTTCCTGATAGCATTTTGTCAGCAACGACTCATAGAAGGGTTTCCAGCTATACCGCCATGTGCGCTCTGGGAGCTCAGGGATTAGCTTTTTAACCGCGTGGTGGATCACTGACGGCTGAACCCGTTTGAAGCCTCTCCCCTTGCATTTCGGGCACTCCTTCATTACTGGCACGCCTTGCAGTTCGCTATTCTTCTTATCCAGCACGGTGCCAGTACCCTGGCAACGGCAACGTGCGCTGATATTGCCTTTACCATTACATACTGGGCAGGCCACCATCATAACGTCTTCCCACACTGTCTTTGCTGGCGGCTGGCATTGGTCTTTTATCATCCACAACCCATTCTTGATGCTGAATTTGTTCTCTTCCCACTCGATTGCCAGCTCGTTGCGGTTAATCTGGGTTTTACGCACCAACCCTCTACCCTGGCAGCACGAACACGACTCAGCTGACAATGCCGAACGACAAAACTCACCGTAAGCCATTGCGGCCATGATACGCAGGCAACGACCAAACTTAGCCCCGGCGGCTCGCTTTATCGCCCTTGGCGCTTTCTTGCTGGCAAATTGAGTCAGCATATCAACCGACCGCTGGCGATCCTCTTCACTGACACCATACTTGCCGAGACAAAGTGCCATGCCAAATACTGCCTTGGCTTCTACCATGCCGAGTGCTGCCATGATGTCAGTACCCGTTAATGCTTCGCTCGCCGTGGCTCTGGACGAGTCGGAAATATTCAGACTTTTAGGGCTGAAGTGTTTCAGTGCTGATTCGAGATTCATCGTTTTGCCCCGCGCTTGTTTGCCGTGCTGATCGCCCCAATACCAAATGCCTTGTTCAACGTGCGCACCAGGTGAAATAACTGGCTGCCGTGCTTGGCCTCCCATGCGGCCACATCATCATGCAGCTCGTCATGGCATTCACGGGTCAGGGGGATGGTGAAAATGTCATGTGGTTTGGTGCCGGTACCGCCGAGCCCGTGATCGATAATGTGGTGCGGGTCGTCTGCCGGGCGTTTGCAGCCACAGCAGCATGGCTGTGACTTCACCCACTGGGTGTATTTCTCGCATTCCCAGCGGGTAAGCTTGGGCAGTAGCATAAAACCTGCTGGTGGCTCGGGGTCGACATCAACGGTCAGCGCCGGTTTCACCTTCTCCACGTATTCGTTAATGATCGCCTGTGGGGCTTTCTCCCACACGATATCGGCCTCTTTGCGCGTTCCCGTTGGGATAGTGGCTGGTGGAAGGCGCAGGGAAAAGCGGGCTACCGCATCAGGCAACAGATCGGACACCTGCTTCAATACAGCCCACCAGCACAATTCCGGTAGACTCAACTGGTGGTCTTCACCAAACATGAAATGCGAGCGGGCGCGGTAAACTACCCACTCCGCCACGTTCTGTGCGGCGATGGCATCCAGCTCCGGCAACGTTTGTTCCCGCAGGCGGTGCTCATGGTGCCAGCACAGGCGTACCGGGCAGCCGTCATAGTCCAGGATGTCCATATTATGGTGGTGGTAATCGTCGCCAGTGGTCCACTGACATTCTGTGCTGCGCATCAACCACTCTTTCAGGCCTGCAACACCACCAGCTGCATCTATGACCCGTTCATTCTGGAAGAAAGAGGACAACCGCGGATCCGCCGCCAGGCTCTGATCTACTGCAGGCAGCAGGCCGGAAGGCAGCGGTTTTAACTCTTCCGGCTCACTGGCGATCAGCAGACGGCTGCGCCCGCTGAAATAATGCAGCAAGTCGCTACCTGGGCGTAGCAGTACCACACCCAGCTCACGCTGCAGGTAAGAAGTAAGTAACATCCTCATAATTCACTAACCGCCTTAGCGGAATGCGCAATCCGCGCCGCGGCAGTTGTCAGGTGATCAGGATCCAGCTCAATACCGATAAAACCCAACCCTTCAAGCAAAGCGGCTTTACCGGTGGAGCCTGAACCCATGAATGGATCAAGGACTACGCCACCAGCAGGTGTAACCAGCCGGCAAAGGTAGCGCATCAACTCAACAGGTTTCACTGTCGGGTGGTTATTCCTGGCTCCACCTGTACGGCCAGCCCCAGCGCGTGGGTCATTAAGGCCTGCACTTCCCTCTTTTCTCCCGCCGGTCATATCACTGACCGTATACGGCACAAAGCGCTCCATCCCTTCGTCACGCTCAGATTTACTGACCTTTGCACAATAGAAGAATCGGGCGGCGCTACCTTGATCACCATGGAAACAGCCAGCAACCCGCTCGATCATGCCGCCAAACTTAACAGGGCCGCTGAAACCATTGGCTGTTGGCTCTGTTCCCTTTACTGGCGCTCGGGCGCCGGCATTTTGTGGAAACTCGGTTATCACCTCTTCACTTCCATCGTGCAGGACGTTTGCAGGCCACCGACCGAGCTGATCCGCTTTCCACTCCCCGCTCTCAGGGGCTTTCTCGTCACGCACATGTGATAGCAGGCCACCAGCACCACCAGTTAAAGCTTCCTCTGTCGGTACCCGGCAAAGATCGATATTTAACGCGCCAGTGCCAAACTGGAGAACATTGCCCTCTACCGTGCCAACCAGTGGCTTACGGGCCATTACGATCGGCTCATGCGCGGGTTTTAAGGCGGTCCCCTTCCCCTGGTTATCACCGGTAAGGTTTTTCGACTTCGGGAAACCGCTGCCATAAATCCACATCAGCTGATCGCGGATCTCAAAGCCGGCATCCTCGATGTTCACCACCAGGCGGTGATAAGTACGCGCCCCACCAAATGCCAGCAGATGGCCGCCAGGCTTCAGAACACGCAGGCACTCAGCCCACTGGTCAACAGTCGGTACCTGGTAATCCCATTTATGCCCCATGAAGCTCAGCCCATACGGCGGATCAGTGACAATGGAATCAACAGAGTTATCAGCCATACCTGACAGCACATCTTCGCAGCGACCAACATTCAACTGATAAATCATGCTGCTGCCCTCGTCGTGTTCATATAGCGGATCATTTCATGACCAACCCATTCACCAACCTGCCGACTCACACCATTCCCGATTTGACGGTACGCCGCGGTGCCAGAAACAGGGAAAGCAAACCAATCAGGCACACCCTGCAAGCGGGCATATTCCCTGATCGAATACGGTCGCACGCCATGTGGGTAACGTTTATCTACCACCAGCCTGGTGCTTTTATCCTTCGCATAGTGCGCCACACATGTCGGCGCAATATCTCCTCTCGCCGGATCACTTATAATCGGCAGGTCACGGTATGCACCACTCATGCGAGCCTTGATTGCCTTTGGTAACGTCACCTCCGGATCCTCTTCCAGAATTGCCGATAGAGGGACAGGCTTTGTGTTTTCAGGGGGGCGAATGGCAAATGGGCGACGCGTGCCAATAATTATCAGCCGGTTACGTCGCTGAGGCAGCCACAACTCTGATTTTACCGGGCAAAATACGGTTACGTAGTAATCAGGCATTTTTGTCATTGCTTCCATAACGATCGGGAATGCCAGCATTCCAGGGACGTTTTCAGCAGCAAAAAATTCAGGCCTCGCTATAAACATGTGGCGCAAAGCATGTAAGTAAAGTTCGTCGCCGGTGCGGGCGCCGTGTATGTCACCAATAGTTGAATACTTGGTGCATGGGTAAGTGAAGAACATCCCATGACAAGTATCTTGCTCGAGCACCAGTTCCTGAGTCAGATCGCATTGCTTCACGTGGTTGCCGAGATTATGTCGGTAGGTTTTGCAGGCATCGGCGTCCATCTCAAACGCCTGATTAATTTGAATACCTGCGTCTATCAAACCGATATCCATCAGTCCAGCGCCGCAGAAATAGCTATTTCCCGTCACCTTCATAGGATCCCCCTTTGCTGTTCAGCGGTGGCCAGCAGCTTGATGAAGCGATAACGCGCCTCGATGTTGAATTGGGTCAGTACGCACACCCAGTTGCGTTCCCGGGCGATACGGCGCAGATCCTGATCATCAGCCCAATACCCGCGTAAATACCGCAATGACCACCAGCGGCGAACCTGTTGCAGCATGGCCACCAGCGGGAATACGGTGACGCCTAAAATTTGATGTGTTGCTGGTTTCATGCTGCTTTACCCCCACTCAGGCGCTGAGCACAGTCAGCCCAGATCCGGTTCCACGCAGTCACGGAATAACTTGACTGCATGCCGCGCACGCCGGCGTTGCTGGCCTCGGTTCTCACCAATGTCTCCAGATCGCCATATTTTTGAAGTTGCAGGCTGCTGCCGATGAACCGGCGATAGGCTGCATCACGCTCTGCGCTGTGCGCTGGGGCCGATTTACTCTGTTCTGGCTTCCGCCCGCCGTCATGCCAAGCAGTAGCCGCCAGCAGGTTGCCCGGTAATTTACCTGGCCGGAAAATTGTTTCAGGGTTCAGGTATTTGGAATACTCGGTGCCCAGCCAGCGATCAACGAGATATTCCACCACCAGCTTGAGTTCCTCCAGCGTGTGTCCGTCAACCAGTCGAGCCCGGATATTCTGCAGGGTGGATTTGGCCGTGGTGTATTTGGCGCCCGTCAGCTGGTTCAGGTGTTTCAGCACCAGAATGGCCTGGTCAGTGATGTGAATTTCTTCAGAAACAACATCCCCCTGGTCGGCCGCCGCCGGCGGTTGACCTAAAGTGTTTTTATCTGACGGATCATGTTTTGAATTTACTGACGGATCCCCCCCAGATTCTGACGGGTCAAAAACCCCTTTTTTGCCAGATTCTGACCCGTCGAATTTTGAGGTATCAGTTTTTGACGCATCAGATTTTGAGGTGTCAGATTCTGGAGGGTGATAATTTGCAGCGGCACGAAGCTGCGCCACATTCAACTGGTACATGTTGGAAGCATTGCGGTTGCCTTTCCTGCGCTGCTGGCGGGTGATCCAGCCATCCTTTTCCAGCTTGGCCAGTGCAGTGCGCACCGTGCTTTCACCAGCACCGATCTGGCGGGCAATAGTCCCAACGGACGGCCAGCACAGTCCCTCATCAGAGGAAAAGTCAGCCAGACGCGCCATGATGGCAACCATGGACAGCTTCATACCTGCCGCTGCGCAGCCATCCCACACGTAAGCGGTTAGTTTTGTACTCATAATTCAAACCTGATAAATCGTGACCGGAAAATAATCATCGCCGTGGTGATCGCCCATTCTTGCCCTACCGGGCTGTAGGTGACGGTCTCGCGCTCCGGATCTGTGCTGTGCACCAGCACCACTGAGTGATTGCGATCGCGGTAATGGCAGCCAGCCTGAATAAGTAAGTTCGCCATATCAGCCCACCATCAGCTCAGAGGCGTAACGCTCAGCGATCCACTGGATGCCGCGCGGCGTCACGCGTGTTTGCGTATAGGCATGGCCTGAATGGTCAGAGGTGCCTGTTTTCACAGTAAGCAGCCCCTCTCGCTGGCGTTGCGAATGCGGAAGGAGGTTATTGGACTGGCGGAACAACACCCGATCGCGGATAAGCGCTTCAATCATCGCCTTCTCTGGCATGTTCAGGATTTTGGCTGTCTCACGCAGGCTCTTGGCGCCGCTGGCGTCAACGTAGTGATCGACAAAGGCCACTTTCGGAGCATCGGCCTGCACCTTCTGCTCCAGTACCGCTTTCTGCTCTGCCATGTCGGCAGCCAGGCGTAATGCTTCGGGCAGTGATTGAGGTACCAACGGGGTGCGCCCTTCTTCCAGCTCCTGCCAGCGATCGACCACCGCGGCAGTGAATTGTGGGGAAAGACGAGCAACCAAAACCAAAGAGTCTCGCTTATTGAAACGGTACTCGGTGTAGGTGTTGCCATTGTGCTGAAATTCGAACTCAGCCAACGGCTGGGTTAAAAGGTGAGCAGCATGGAGGCGTTCCGCAGAGCGTTTCACATCCGAATGATTACTCTGAACCAAAGCGGCTATCTCTCGGCTACTCATCGTTGGCGATACGGAGTTGGTTAACTGGTTCATACACCCTCCTGCTTCCGGGACAGCCAGTGACCGCTATCTACCACCCAACGTGCAAACTGGTAGTTGCTGGCAATCCAACGACCCATTACATTTACTTCATACCGGAACGGCGACGCAGATTTACCGCCAGTC